TGGAAAACATGAAGCTGAAGCTGAAAGCGGCCAACAAAGAGCTTTCCTCCGCCAAACTGAAAGAGTACGGCGACAAAATGAAAACCGCCGGAGATAAGGTGTCGGCAGCGGGCAAGAAAATGATGGGCATTACCGCCGCCGTCACAGGTGTGGGCGTTGCGTCCGTCAAGACCGCTTCGGACTTTGACAGTGAGATGTCCCGCGTAAAGGTCATCGCAGGTGCAACCGACGATGAATTTGAGAAGCTGCGTAAGCAAGCCATCCAGCTGGGTGCAGACACGGTGTTTTCCGCTTCCGAGTCCGCAGCCGGTATGGAAAACTTCGCCACCGCAGGATATAACGCCAAGGAGATCATGGCCGGTATTCCAGGTGTATTGAACCTGGCGGCTGTGTCCGGCGGTGATGTAGCCAATGCGGCAGAAGTAATGGCTACCACCATGCGGTCTTTTAATTTGGACGCAAGCCAGGCCACACATGTGGCGGACGCATTCGCTAAAGCGGCGGCAGACACCAACGCGGAAGTGGCAGATATGGGTGAGGCTATGAAGTATGCCGCACCGGTAGCCTCATCATTGGGTCTGTCCATTGAAGAAACCGCAGCCGCTATCGGCATTATGTCCGACCAAGGTATTAAGGGTAGCCAGGCAGGTACAGCGCTGAGAGGCGGTCTGTCTCGACTGGCAGCGCCAACGGACGCCATGAAGGACAAAATGAAAGAACTTGGCGTAAACTTTTTTGACGCTAAGGGAAACATGGTGCCCTTAACAAACCAGGTCGCGCAGATGAATAATGCCTTTAAGGGATTAACCCAACAGCAGCGGGAGAACGCCATCGTCACACTGTATGGCAAGAATGCGCTGTCAGGCATGCAGGCGCTGATCGACCGAGGGTCTGGAACGCTTGACAAAATGACGAACAGTTTTAAGAACGCAGACGGCGCCGCAGAAGATATGGCCAACAATATGCTGGACAACCTGGCCGGTGATGTTGAGAACATGAGCGGTGCTTTTGAGTCTGCTGCGATCAACCTGGCGTCGCAGTTCACGCCGGAGATCCGCTCCATCACACAAGCTGTGGCCAACGCTGTAGACAAGTTCAACGGACTAAGCGACAGTCAACAGAAAACGATTGCAGTCATAGCCTTAATTGTGGCCTCCATCGGACCGCTGCTCCTTGGAATAGGAAAAATTATAGGCACGGTCGGCAGCGCAATATCCGGTATTTCCAAGATCAAGAGCGCCGTGTCCGGCCTTGGCCTGGTCAGCAAGATTTCAAGCGGAGCCGGGAAGATAGGTAAGGCTATCACAGGCGTATTTTCGACGCTTGGCCTTAAAGGCGTGATTATTGCCGCCGTTGTGGCTGCTGTCGTAGCCGGTATCGTGCTGATCATTAAGAATTGGGACAAGATCAAACCGGCGTTGGAAAATGTGTGGAATAAAGCGAAAGCCATATTTCAGACAGCCTGGAATTGGATAAAGAACATCTTCACGACATTGTGGAATTTCATTAAGACAGTATGGAACGGAATAAAGAGCGGCATACAGGTGGCCATTATGTTCATTGCCAATCTGTTCAGCGCTGCATTTAACATTATAACGCTACCATTCCGCTTTATATGGGAATATTGCAAGCAATATGTTTTCGCCGCGTTCAATGCTATTAAGACCGTTATTTCAAGCGCACTGCAAGTGATCCGCACCATCATCTCGACTGTCGGTAATGCGATCAAGCGAGTCTGGACCGCTGTGTGGAACGGTATTAAGGCTGTCCTGACGCCAATTATCAACGGCATTAGGAATATAATCACCAAGGTGTTCACTGCAATCCGTGTTGTGATCGTCACTTATGTGACCATCTGGAAAAAGATTATAACCACTGCCTGGAAAGCGATTAAGACCGTAGTGACCACAGTGGTCAACACCATCAGGACGGTTGTATCGACGGTATTCAATGCGCTAAAGAACATAATCAGCGTACCGCTGAACTGGATTAAAAACCTGGTAGCGCGCATTTTCGGTGGGATCAAAGACAGCATATCAAACAGTATTAACAATGCGAAAAACATTGTGAGCAAAGGTCTGGCTGCCATTCGGGGCTTCTTCAACAAGCTAAAATTGAAATTTCCGAACATCAAGTTGCCGCACTTTAGTATAACAGGCGGTTTTAGTTTGGATCCGCCGTCTGTGCCGAAGCTGAATATCGACTGGTACGCCGGCGGCGCCATTATGCGCGGGAGACAGATCTTCGGCGCCTACGGAGGCACACTGCTGGCAGGCGGCGAGCCAAGCACCGGCGGGGAAGCAATACTGCCGTTGAGTCCGTTCTATACTGCCCTTAGCAAAATGCTGGACAACCAGCTCCAGCGGCTGATCGCCTATGTTCGCCCGACGGTAATCGTGCATACATACCTGGATGGTAAGGAGATCGGCAGCAAGGTAGTGCAGCAAGTCACGGACGAGGTCACCAAGGACCAGCGGAACTATGAAATGGCAAAGGGGTTGGACACAGATGGATAAGTTTGACTTTACTTTCGGAGGCAGAAATGCCTCCGAACTGGGGGTTAAAGCCACCCAGCGACCAAATATGCCCGCCGCAGTCAAAAAGATTGAGGAAACCAATGTGGCGGCCATGGACGGCAGTTATTACCTTGACCAGGGCACTTATGAAGACATACAGGTGCCTTACTCCTGCAACTTCCTGGTACAGGACGGCACAGAATGGGACGAGCGGGTGCGCGAGATCAAAGATTGGCTATTCCACCCGATCGGCCCCAGCCGGCTGATCAAGAACGACGACGCGGAGTATTACCTCCGGGTCCGCAAGGTGGAGACCTCAGAGTTCACTCGCATATACCGGCGGCTGGCACAGTTTACGGTCACATTCACCTGCACCGCATACCAGTACCTGGTGCGCGGTGGAACAAGAGTGCCGTGCCCGGAGGCCGTTAACAATCAGTATGAGACAGCGTACCCGATCTTCTATATAACGACCAAATACCCAACCGGAAACACGGCAACGATCACAGTCAACGGCAATGCAGTGACCGTACAGATCACAACGCCAACCACCATTATAGATGTGGAAAGGCGTATGGTCTACACCGGTGATTATAAGATCATCAACGGCAACGCAACCGGCGACTTGGACGACCTGGTGTTGGTCAAGGGCGCAAATACGATCAAATTCGGTGGAACAAAGAACCCTGCAACGCTGGAGTATGTGCCCAACTGGAGGCGCCTATGATCGAAGTATATTCTAAGCAGAACTTCACTGGAAAAGCGGCACTGAAACACAATGGCGATATGGTGTTAACGCCTTATTCCTGCACCGTCAGCATTGAGCTGGGCGGCGCCATAGTGGTGGAGATGGAGCACCCGGTAGACACACTGGGCCGGTGGAAGTACATTGCAGAAGAAAATGTGTTGGTGGTGGACACACCATGGGCGAAACGCCAGGCATTCAGAATATGGCAAGTGATTACTTCTGACACCAAAGTCAAAGCTTCAGCGCAGCATATTATATTCGACTTGAAGCGGACGCTGCCAGGAGAATGTGGGGATGAGCAATCAAACTGTTACGGCTTTGCAAGCACGGTATTGAAGACATCCGACTTCAGCCCGAGTGTAACCGGACTCGACACATTCAAGTCGTTTTCCTGCTATTACTCAGACGCCAAGAGCGCATACGACGCATTGCTTGGGGACGATGAGAGTGTGATCCGCAAATGGTCAGCCGAATGGATCCCGGATAATTTTAACATTCAGATTGTGAAGCAGTTGGGGAAAGACAGAGGGCTCGTTCTTAGAGATGGAGTCAATGCCTCTGGAGTGGAATTCACGGTGAACACAAACGATGTGGTCACAAGTATTCTGCCCACCACGACAGAGGGCATATACAATTACGAGCTGGTGGTAAGCGAAAAAGAAAAGGAGTTCAGCTACCCCCATATCGCCATCAAGTCGTATTATGTAAGTTCCAAATATACGCCGCAGCCGTTCTCTATATATCCAGGCCGCCTACAGCTGAGCGGTAAAAAGGTGATCCGCGTAAACGAGAAGAACTGCTTCTACGGTGTAGCGGCAGTGTCTGCAAACAGTCGTTACAGACTGACAAGTCGATATAGAAAAGACTGCCCCTTTTTTTACGCTCACAAAGACGGAGATCAGTGGATGACGGCTCCTGCATTCTTTGCGACAACCGATTGGTGGGCGAACAGCTTTGCTTATAGCTTCACGGTACCCAAAGGGGTAACCAAAATATGGTTCAATATAGTAAGACGGACGGAAAGCGGTATGAACCCTTTTAAGCACTCATTACGCCGATTGACAAACAACGACGCGGCGTTTACGGACATCGAAGATGTGATTAAGGAGATCCGGCGGTTAGCCGCTTTGGAATTTTCGGTGGATAGAATAGACGAGCCAAAAATCAATGTGGCCGTTGACTATCTGGATCTGCGAAAGGATCCAGCGTACCAAATGTTCCGG